GGTAATTTTATCGTGACGCCATTTGCAAATTTTGTTCTGGCGTTGCTAGAGGTTGAGGTGGTTATACCGCTGGTCCCGTTAGATACAATGATGCCGGTCTTACTTGGTCTTTTAGGGCTTGGCGGTCTCAGGACGCTGGAGAAGACAAAGGGAGTTCATCGGGTAAAATGATGAGAAGATTGATTTGAAATATTTCCACGACGACGAATTCGTTTGCCAGCATTGCGGCAAGATCGGAATAGAAGATCGATTTACAGCTTTGCTTGATGAGATTCGAGAAGAAGCAGGCTTCCCTTTTTTGATTAGCTCGGGATATCGATGCGCAGAGCATCCAATCGAAAAAGCAAAGTCAAAGCCAGGCTCGCATTCAATGGGCTTGGCTTGCGATGTTGCCGTCACCGGAGAACAAGCGCTCAAGGTCGTCGAGATAGCGCTCAAGCATGGGATCAAAAGAATAGGCGTTAACCAGAAAGGGCGAAGTCGTTTTATCCACCTTGACATCGCAGACAGTCTTCCACAGCCAACAATTTGGTCGTACTAATATGCCGCTGATGAACTTAGCAATACCGCCTGGCGTCGTGAAGAACGGCACTAATCTCCAACAAGCAAACACCTGGAACGACGCTAACCTTGTGCGTTGGTATGAAGGGAGCATGCAGCCGGTAGGAGGTTGGCGCTTGCGCACAACTAGCGCTATGGATGGCGTTTGTCGAGCCCTCATTACCTACCGTGATAACGCCGGTGACAGGCGGACGGTCGCAGGCACTAGCAACAAGCTGTACGCGATCGATGAGGCGAATGCTTTGTTTGACATCACGCCGGCAGGCTTTGCTGCTGGCTCCGCTGATGCTGAGCAGAATCTTGGTTGGGGCGCGCTGACCTGGGGTGCGAGTCAGTGGGGAACTAGCCGGCCAGATACCGGGCCATACACTTCCGCCACAACCTGGTCTCTTGATACCTGGGGGCAATTTTTGCTCGGGTGCTCGACAAGCGATGGCAAGATTTATGTATGGACGAACAATACCAGCAACGTCGCAACAGTCATCGCTCAAGCGCCAACAGGCAATAACGCGATGATCACTACAGATGAGCGCTTTGTCTTTGCGCTCGGCGCCGGCGGAGAGGGCAATCGAGTCGAATGGTGCGACCAGGAAGATTACACCACATGGACGGCGTCAGCTACCAACCAGGCCGGTGGGTTCACGCTCGCAACTGGCGGCAATATTATTGCAGCACGAAGTCTTCGCGGTGAGACGCTGATTATAACCAACGTTGATGCGCATGTTGCGCGATACCAGGGACCGCCATACGTCTATGGATTTCAAAGAGTCGGCACTGGTTGCGGAATAGCGTCAGCTAACGCCTGCGTGAGGGCAGACAATATCGCCGTCTGGATGGGTACTAATTCTTTTCATATCTACGACGGCGGGGTAAAGGCCTTGCCGAGCTCCGTTGGTGATTTTGTTTTTAACGACATCAACGTGGCTCAGCGGTCCAAAGTGTTCGGCGTGCTAAACAGCAAGTTCAGCGAGGTATGGTGGTTCTACCCATCGTCCGACGCGACTGAGAACGATCGGTATGTCGCGTGGAACTATCGCGAAAATTATTGGACGATTGGTGCTATCGATAGAACGGCTGGCGCCGATGTTGGCGAGTTCATTTATCCCAATTTCGTCAGCTCAACCGGCTACATCTACGAGCAGGAGGTCGGATATAGCTACGACTCTTCAGAAGTTTTTGCAGAGAGCGGCCCTGTGCAGCTTGGCAATGGAGATCGACTGATGGTTGCTCGTACTTTGATTCCTGACGAGCAGACGCAGGGTGACGTGACGGCCACATTCAAGACTCGCCTATACCCGAATGCCGCCGAATCGTCTTACGGCCCATACCAGATGTCCAACCCTACAAGCGTGCGCTTTCAAGGGCGCGAGGTGAGCATGCGCGTGACAGGCAATGTGGCAACAGATTGGCGAGTGGGCGTGATGCGATTAGATGTCGTGCCGGGTAGTGCGCGATGATCTTGCCTAGCGCCAGCGATCGATACGATAGCGCCACAATTAATCAGATGAACACTCTGATCGAGCAAGCTGATCAACTTAATCACAAGAAGAATCAGGACGTCGAGATTGGCGCGGCACGATTAATACTTCGTGCGCCGAATGGAACCCGGTACAGCGTCACCGTCGATAATTCAGGCACATTAGGAGCAACGGCACTATGAACGCAGAAGCAGCTTTAGTAGCAAGCAGCGCCCTAGAGGCAATGCTGCCTTATCGTAAATTGTTAGACAGTGCGCTGGAGTTCTCTGGCGGCACACACTTGTTTGAAGACATCGTTGACGCGGTGGCTGATGGGCGCATGCACTTCTGGCCGGCGGAGAAAAGCTGCGTGGTCACAGAAGTCATCTGCTACCCACGGGCTCGTGCCATTCACATTTTTTTAGCGGCAGGAGATCTGGCGCAGATTAAAGATATGGACGAAACCTTTGCGCAATTTGGTCGGGCTTTGGATGCCAAATATATAACGCTGTCTGGTCGCAAAGGCTGGACAAAAGTATTAGATGATATTGGCTATAAGATTAGTCATGTATCCATGTTTAAGGAGATTCAAGATGTCGATGAATAAAGGTGGCGGGGGAGGCAAAGGCGGCGGATATACGCCGACGATTGATTGGTCGCAATTCCAGCAGCCGAGGCAGCAGGCTCCGACGATGCAGCAATCGACCTACAATCCTATGATGGATATGTACGGGTCAAGCACCCAGGTCATGCAGCCTATGGCTGGCTACTACAACCAATATCCGATTCAGGGTAGCAACTATCAGCCCTATCAGCCGCCCCAGGAGACAGAGCAAACGCAAGCGCCCCAAGCGCAAGCGCCGGTGCAAACGCAAGCGCCCCAGCAACCAGTGCGAGGCAGCAATCAAAATTTTGCGGAGCGCAGCTTTCCCAGGGAAGATGCTACACCGTATTCGACGATGCCTGTTGGTCGCCCGATTTATATGTCGTCTATTATGCCTCCTGAGTTGCAGCAATCATACGCCAGGCCTCCTGAGTTGCAGCAATCATACGCTAAACCACAAACGCAAATGCCAATTTTAGACCAAGCCAATGCAGGCTTCGGTGGGTACTCATCAACGCCGAGATTCAATTTCGGCAACGGTATAAACATTGGAGGATCGTTCTAATGAGCTTAGGAAAGAGTAAACAGGAAAGTTCGCAAGCGATGGACCCGCAAATTAAGGGTGCATTGATGAATGTATTTCAGACCGGCCAAGGCCTGTCTAGGACTGCATACAACCCGTATGACTTTGCGCGAGTTGCGCCGATGTCACCCTTCCAGCAGCAGGGCATGCAGGCGACTGTAGATGCGGCAAAATCTGGCATAGGCCAGAGCCAGATGAACGAGGCGATTTCAGCAGCAAGAGGCGTCGCGCAGTTTAACCCTAATCAAGTTGGCGCGCAGCAGCTAGGGCAGCAGGCTAATGTTGGCAACGTCAGCGCAAATAATGTCGGCGCAAGAGATGTAAATGCGGACGCTATATCAACCAGATTTGGCGTAGCGCCAACTCAGGCGGGAAGTGTAACAACCAACGCAATTCAGGATCGGCAGTTGGGGATGGACAGGATAGGGCCGTTAGGTATCTTGGACGCTCAGCAGGTCAGCGCAGGACAAACAGGCGTTAATAACATTGGGCCGACCAGCGCCGTGCAAACAGGCGCGCTAAATGCTGGAAACATTGCTGACCAAGCTGTTGCGGCCGAAAGGGTAAACGCGGGGCAGATTAGAGATACAAATCTTGGCGACTATATGAGCCAGTATCAAACGGGCGTAATCGATTCAGCGCTTGGTGACATCGAGCGTTCAAGAAAAATGCAGCAGAATCAAAACGCCGCCCAGGCTCAATCGGCTGGCGCTTTTGGCGGTGACAGGGCCGCAATTGTCGAGGCAGAGACTAATCGTGCGGCTCTTGATCAATCGGCCAGGACGGCCTCACAGTTGCGTCAGTCGGGTTTTGAAAATGCAACTAGAATGGCAGAGAGCGACTTGGCTAGGCAGGCGAGCGCCGCTGGCGCGAACCAGCAGGCAGGCCTGCAATCGCAGTTGGCCAATCAATCGACTAACCTGGCTGCGCAGCAGGCAAACGCTCAGTTTGGTTTGCAGGCCGGAACCGAGCAAAGCCGGCAGGCTCTTCAAAGTGGCTTAGCTGCCCAAGACATCAATCGTCAATTTGCAATGGCGAATCAGCAGGCGAACCTATCGTCTGACCAGGCGAACGCCGCCAGGGCTCTACAAGCTCAGCAGCTCAACCAGGCTGCAGGACTCCAGTCTGGTCAATTTAATATCGGCAACGAGATGACTCGGCAGCAATTAAATCAGGCGACTCGCAACAGCATGGAGCAGGCGCAAATGCAGGGTAACTTGCAGGCCCAGCAATCTACGCAAGCAAATATGTTATCAGCTAATCAAGGTAATCAAGATGCTGGTCTTCGCGCAGCGTTGGCCAATCAAAATGCCGCGCAAGCTGCGCAGCAAATGCGCATGCAGGCGCAGCAAGCCAATCAGGGCGCCAATCTTCAGGCGGGTCTTGCAAACCAAAACAACTATCGACAAACGGGTCTTGCAAACCAAGAGGCTGCTCTTCGAGCGAGTTTAGCGAATCAGCAAACGAACTTCGGCGAAGCTCAGATGAATCAGAATCGAATGATTGCTAACCAGGGAGCCGGATTGCAAGCAGCCCTGGCAAATCAAAACGCCGGGTTGCAAGCTGCGCAGCAGCGCCTGAGTGGTGCTCAGATGCTAGGACAGTTCGGTCAGGATCTGCGCGGAATGACGTTTGGAGATGCGCAGCAACTGCAGGGCGTAGGCAATCAGCAGCAGCAGTTTGGCCAGCAGATGATGGACGATCAATATGCGCGATTTGTGGAAGCTCAAAATTATCCTTTCAAGATGTTCGACGTGCTGAGATCTGGTGCAGGCATGCTGCCTAACCCAACGATGAGCAGCTCAAGCGGCAGCGGCTGGCAAGCTGGTGCCGGCGGTAGTTAAAAAAATTTTTGGAGGTTTAAAATGATTGAGTTGTTGATGAAAGCGTTAGCTGGCGGCGGACAAGCCGCCGGGAATATTTTGGGAGGTATCGGCGAAGATGTTATTGATTCGTTCGGCTCCGCTAAGGATAACCTTGTCGGCTTTGCCGACGACCCGATGGGCTCGCTGATGGACATGAGGTCGATCGACCATTTAAAGGCGCTTACTCAGTCGCCAGAAGAATACCAGAAGTGGCTATTGGACAACCCGGAGGGCGCTGTTGCTAGTCGTCCTATGGGAATTCCTAAGATTCCCGAGGCCCAAGCGCCATACGCACCGCCGCAGCTTGGGTTTATGAATCAGCAGCCCAACTTTTTAAATTCATCTCAGCAAATTTTAAGC